CTTCGGCATTTGTAGCTCTAAGGTCTTGGGAAAAGAACCATCCTGTTCTAGCGTGTTGAGTAGGAAATTTGAAATCATTCCCGTTGGTTACCGCAGAGGAAGCTCTATCAAGTCGAGCAATAAAACCATGATAATTGTCTGCTCCAGTCAAATCATTAACTGCTCTTTCAAATGTTTGCCCCAAGAAATATTTTGTAGAATTTGCTGAATTTGTATCTACCAACTGCACATTCGTTAATGTTGGGTTGGTATTGAGGACCTTTCTAATATATTTTGTACTTGTTCTATCAAAGCTAATTGTAACATCTTCAATTGGAACACCAGAACCACCGTTGTCGTCATAAATTTGAAGTGTAAATTCTTTATTTTTAGCAGTAATCAAAGCTGCCGATGCAGTAGCATAATCTGTGGCACTATAAGCAGCATTCAAATCAACATTTGCAAAAGCACCAGATAAAGCAGGAGAAGAGCCGGTGCAATAAATAATAGCTGCCAATGTTCCATCAACGGTGTATTTTCCACCTACAGGCGCATCAGAACCAGAAGCGATGATAAACAAACCATAAGCACCACCTCCAGTTGCAACATCGACATTCGACAATTTCCAGCCAGCTTTAGCAGTATCTGTTTCTTCTGCGTCAGGAGATTGGTCTCCAAGAAGCCTGATAAAAGTTAGAGGAGATGAATTTTTAAGCCAAGCTTGGGCAGCATATGCAGCAAAGGTGGGAGCAGTTGGCATACCACTTCTCCAAAGATCACTGGCTTCTTCACCAGCCACTGGGTTTCCAAAAATAGTTACAAATTCAGAAAAAGAATCAACTCTAACTGGCTGAAAGGCTGGTCCTCTTCTGGAGCGACCGATTACTAAAGGACCAATCGCTACTGGTAATTTTGGAACTTGCGAGTTATCAATTTCCTCAATGAAAACACCGGGGGAAACAAACTTAAAATCTTTTGCTGACATTATCAATATCTCCTTTGAGTCTTTCCGCAAAAGAAAGACGATATTATTTCTTTAATAAATAGTGTTTGTTTCTATGAAAGTCCAAAATTATTCTCTATACTTGCCATCCACTCCTACATTTTCCTTACCAGTTCCGCTTGGACCTGATGATGGCAAATCATCCCCCCACACAACGTGCTCTCTTGGGATTCTAACTTGTACCGCATTTTCTCGAATAGAGAATTTTGGAGTTTTTTGATTTATACCCTCGCCAACAAGATACCCAAGAACCTTTATTTGAATTGTTGTTTCAAACCTTCTTTCTTCATTTTCCATAGAGTTGATGTTATTATTTAGAGAAAAATCACTTTGGATAAATGCTTCATATCTATGCCCATCCCTGTTTATTAAAAACGAATTAATAGTTCCCGGTCTAGTAATGAATGGTTGAACTAGGTCATTCATTTGCTGCTGATATTCTGTTCTCAGTTTGATACTGTAAGTTATGTCGGCATAGACTATTGGTGGGATAGACACCGTTTCATAAACAACCTTGTTAGTTGCTTTACGAACAAACTTTGGCGCAACTGTATTATTATATCTTCTATTCGCATCTGCATTAGCAAAATTTGATGTCTTATCTTGCTTAATTCTTCTTGCGATTACAAGAGATCCGCCTTTTTCTGGCTGAGTTTGAAACGGGAACATATCACCATAATATGCACCTCTTGTTGATAAGTCCTTTACAACATTAACTCTTTCAATCGTAATCGCAGGAAAAATAACCAAACCTTCGCTGTCTCTGTATTCCTTTTTATTTTTGACTTGATAGGATCTCTCTGCCGATGCCCATATAACTGGTACTTTCTCGACCCCTTTGTTGGTAGTCGTTTTTAGATCTAGTTCTTCATTTATAAAATCAAAAATAGCATAATCTACAGTCTCCAGCGTAGATGGCGCAAAGTTAAGATCTTCTATCTTGTTTTGTTGGTCTTCTGGTATGCCTGTATAATTTTTGTTTTCTTTTCCGTTTCTAAAATTAGACATTAATCAAGCCTCAATAAGCATCAAAAGTTCCCTTTCTTGCCCTCTTACATGTTGCTGCTATTTCATATTTATGGTCTACTTGACCAAATAATCGCTTTGGCTCATTTAGGGTAACAATTTCATAATGAAACTGCCCATATAAAATAAAGTCCCCTTCCCTTACAAACAGATCTTGATCTTCTGTCAATCTTCTCTTGTGAAAGTAAATATTGATGTTTGACCTTTTATCTACTCCATAAGAAGTGTTTGTTGATTCTTGTCCTTCCCATCCGATCAAAGCATACACCCTAACAGGTGGCAAGAAATTCTTTTGTATACTCTCACCATAAAGAGGGTGAAAGTTAGTTTTTTCAAGACTTATGGGATAATAAAGGACTGTTTGACCTATGACCCTCTCAATAATCTCATCATTAATCTGCTTGACGAGATTGCGCTCTTTCTCCCCAGTAAATAAGGGAGGAGGAGGTGCTGCGGGTTGTGACCATTTGTTGTTTGCCATTTATCTTATCCTACAAAAAGTGAAGGTGGAATATTCTTTAATACTGTTTGTGCTGAATCGCTTACCTGAGCGTCTTGTTCTGCAAGTTTTGGATAAGTCATCTCATCCAATACTGTCTTCAACTCATCCCTTAAGGCATTTTGTTCTTCTTTAGCTTCTGATACAAGTGCTGGACCATTCAAAGTAACACTTTCATTTGGAATTGGAATAGTTGCAAACTTGCTTCTGATTAATCCGAGCATCTCTTTTGAAAGAGCAAGAGCAAATCTTCTAATCCATTGCTTACCAATAGAGTTAATGTTATCATATGGAATGTTCTCGAATGGGAGTGTATTCATATTATTCACGCCAACTACACCATCCGCAAGACCACTTGTTGATTGCCAAGGATCTTCTTCTAATGTAAACTCAACCCAGTATTTTGTTGGTCCACTAGTGTAAGGTTTTGGAAACAATCTTAATTTATTGTCCTTAATCTCGTAAGAAAAATGAGATGTTCTAGTGTAGATCGAGTCTTCAAATGCCATCGCTTGTGCTTTATTCTGCCAAGTTGGGATTAACTCGAATGTAGAATCATCTGAGTATTGTCCGTAATAAGACAAGTTGCCTACGGTATTCAAGCCGCCATAGTATCCATAGAATCTCCACATTGCATTAGGAGTCTTGTAGTATACTTTTCTAATCGTAACTCTTTTGTCTCCAGTAGCACCAAGTTTTCCATAGAATGGACTGTCTGTATCTGTTAAAGAAGTATTGCTAATAATACTTTGTAAATCGTAATCTTGTTGACCAACAGTAGCATCTAGTGATGCGGAATATATTGGCTTTGCCCCTCCAATACCAGCCTCTGTTGATACAGAATTTCCTATTGTTTTGGCATGCTGGAAATCAAACTTTGGGTACCTTAAAGCAATTTCAGAACCACTAAGGGCATGCCCAGAAGTTAATTCCCCATCAGAATCAAAAGATCCAGTTGATGATCCCAGAACTGTTCCTATTACATTTTTAGCTTGATGAACATTAACAAGGTATGAATATTCAAGACAAGCTTCTTCATAAGCAGCATAAACCTGATATTCTGTAATCTCAATGTCTAGAACATCACCACCGAGCTTTTTATAAACATAAGTTACTTGATCAGCCGCACCTGCTTTAAAAGCATTAAGTGCTGCTTCAGTTCTAGCATGGTCTATGTAAACTCCATATGGAAGCGGATTGTCTGCACTGTTAACATTGGCAACCGTTCCAGTTACTGGCAATCTTGAAACGCTAGTTGTGCTTGCTGGTGTTAAGGTTGGATAAGCCATTCATTTAATCTCCTCGACACAGTTGTATCATAGTAATTAGTTGTTTACGAGAGTTAAAGCAATAGAAAACAAAAAAGCCCCGCCAAATGAATGACGAGGCTCTTTGCGTTAGCTAAGATCTAATGGAATTATCCAGTCATATCTTGGCAAATAACAAGACCGTACATATCAGGTCTAACCATCTTCTTAGCGTAACGGGTCATGACACCCTTACGAGGTACAAAGTCCTCGACACCGAAAATGGTTGGAGTTACCTGAAGCGGTACATATGGCGCATATACATATCCACTTTCGAGGAATGATCCACCTTTACGTCCGACAAGAATAACGTTTCTTGGGAAGTAAGGATCGACATATACGTCAAACTTCTTGCTCAACGATCCAACATTAACAGCACCGACAGATCCACGGTCAGCATCGTGAGTTACGCTTGCTCTAAAGCCAGCAGTGAACTCAAGAAGGTTGGCAACCTCTGGGGAACAAACAACGAAGTTTGCGCCACCACGAAGTGTCTTTCTGTGGATTTGTGCCGATACATCATTGATGGTTTCAGCAAGAGTTTCGTACCATTCGGAAACAGTACCAGTGAAGTCTGCACCAAGCAAGCTTTCGTTTTGGCTTTGGCTGATTGGAGCACCAGTGTCTCTGATCAAGAAACGACCCGGACGACGGGACCAGTATTGAGTTCCAGCAGTAGCACCTTTGATAAGGTCTTCAAGAATCTCTCTGTCGATCTCAAGAGCGATCTGCTCAGAAAGGATGCTTGTAAGTTCAACTTCTGCATCAAGGTTGTGGTAAGCATTGAGGTCTTGACCCAATTCTGGTGTCCACTTAGCCTTGAGCTTCTTGGTCTGAGCAGTAACAGCAACGGAATCAACTTTGATGTTAATCTCGGGGATATCGACTTCATTTTCAAGACCCCATGTTGTATCACCGCCGCCGTGGATGGCCCCAAGTCCCCCGCCAGAGTTAACGAAACTATCGTTGATTGCGAATGACAACTCGTGCGTATTAGCACCTGTCAAAGCATTCAAGAAACAAGTGTCATTAATGGCACCAGCGATTGTTGAAGTTCCAGTGAGTTCATAAACCAATTTAAGCTTAAATGCAGAAGAGGTTGTGTTTTCTCCAGAAGATCCAGATGCAATTTCAGTCAAGCGACGAACCAAACGCCCCGGAGCGGTGGTCAAGTTAGTGTTGCCGATTGTTACAAGATCTTTAAGATTAAGCTGGGCGAATCCAGCGGGGCCAGCGTCACCTGCCAGTTCAACAACAACAACTTGCGATCCAGAAAGATCCATATCGTAACGAATAAGCTTTTGAAGTTCATCACCCTCTGCGGCTGTAAGACCCACACAAGCACCGCCACCCATTTGTACATCAGTTTGCGCTCCAACAATACCAGCGGTACCAGAAGCGACGATGACATAATCACCAACAGCAGGCGTAACAGATGAAGTTGGGCTTGTGAAGCCATTGTTCAATCCATAAGGACCAGCTTCTGCGTTTGCGCCAGTGAGGTCAACACCTCCGGTCAACTGATTACCAACAACTCCCTGTCCGTATAGAGAGGCATTTGCAGCATAGCCCGGCTTTGCTGGGCTTGGGCGATCACCATCAACGGTGAAGTCGAGAAAGAAAATGAGTCCCGAAGGCAAGCTCATTGGCTGAACGCTGACGAGATCGTTAGCGATCAAAGAACCGAATACACGGCGAACGATTGGGAACGCAACTGCTGCGAAACCTTCAACATCACCACCAGCCATTGTGGTGGCTTCACGGAGCAATTCTTTTGCTTGGTTCTCAAGCAAGCGAGCCATTCCGTCTTTTTTCTGGTCATTGTCAAGTCCCTCAAGAAGTCCGGTTTTCTCCCACTTGTTAAGTAGGGCTGCACCTTCTTTCTGGAGATCACGATTAACAATACCTTCTGTTAATTTATCTAAAACTGACATAGTTTTTATTTCTCCTATTAAAAGTTAGTTTAATCCGGCTAATCTACGCATTCTGTCAATGCGAGGATCAACTGGTTGTTTAGCCTCATTAGTTTGTGGTAATAAAGTAGATTTCCTACTAACCGCCTCGCTTAGTGTTTTTGGGGACTCATTCTTAGTGCCACTCACCGTGCTTTGAAGGGTTTCAAAGATTACCTTAGCCTCTTCAACAGACTTCGCATTTGAAATAGCCTCGACAAGTTTTGCTTTTTGTCGCCCATTCAACGAGTCGCTAATCAATGTTTCGTTTGTGTAAAGAAGTTTTGCGTTCTGAACGGAGGTTTCGTTCAAAGCGTCTTTTAACTTGAGAGCAACGCCCTCAAAGTGTTTGGTTTTAGCCTGAAGTTTCTCAAGGCTTTCTTGAAGTTCTTTTTTCTCTGCTTCAAGAGTCTCGACGGAT